TCATTTCCGCTTCCCAAGTTTGCCTCTGGTTTCAGGGGCGGCCGCTACTGCCGATTCTTCTACGGCAACAGCGGCAACTTCTACGGGAGCAACGACAGCCTTTTCGTAAACGGTAATATCAACAGCACTACGCGCCGCAATAAGCAGCGCGCCGTAATCTGCCGACACTTCCCGAACATCACCGATGTTGTAAACACCAGCCGGGCCGCATTCCAGAGTCGTCATTCTGACTTTCATGGTTACGCAATCCTGTAACTGACGAAAGTATCAGCAGCGGTCTTCCTAGTTCTAAAAACTGCCGAATAGCCCATCGTGGCGCCAGTGGAAGCGTGCAGAGATTGCACAACCGGATTGCCAACAACAGTGTGGCCAGTGCCAGCCGTGATCGTGATCGTATCAGCAGCGGCCAAGGCGTTGTTGATGATGATCCAATCGAAAGAATCATTGGTTTCAAACGTCGCGCCAGCGTCGCACAGAGCACCAGTCGGCAGCGTATAGGCAGCGGTTGCGCCAGTAGCGGTCGGGGTAGCGTCGATGATCTTGGTCAACAACTCGGCAATCGTCATCGTATTGGCGACTGTCTTGGTTGTCGGGGTAGGCTGAGTCTGGAAATTGTAGCCGTTGTTGCGAAGGTAACCACCAGAGCCAACAATAAACTCGTTGCCACCTTGCTTACGGTATACGGTCGAGGAGTAGGTCATATATCAAATCCGCTGGTTTCCCCGGCTTGGCCGAGTAGTCTAAAGACACGGTTGAAAAAGAACGGGCCAGTTTCCCAGCCCGTCAAACGGGGTATTACGATGCCAAGCCAAGACCGAAGGCGGAAGCAATTACGCCAGTGCCCTGAGTGGTAGGCTTCATGCCAGCGCCATACTGAATCGCAATGATGCCGCCAACTACAGCGTTTTGCGTAGTGCGAGACAACACAGCGAACTGATAGCGGAGCGTTGGCTTGTACACGTCAACGATGATCACGCCGCTGTCAGCATCCGAAGCGCCGGCAGTGAATGCATCCGATGCTTTCTGCGTGACCGGTGTCGGGCTGGAAACGCTGTTTGCGCTGTTGCCTTTCACAGTCAGAGTGAGAACGGAACCGCTGGTTACGTCGCCAGTCATCGCGATAAACATCACGCCTTCATAGCCGCTCATATCCAGCACATCAGTGGTGAGGTCGGAAGTGCCTGCGCTTGCAGTGGCTTCAACGACAGTTACCTTACAACCTTTCAACATATTCATTTTAAATGCCTCTATTCATAGTGATAATTTTAGAACCTTTACTGCTATTACATGATCTATGCGCTAAAGCCAAGTTTGCTTCTGTATGCGGACCGCCTTTCGATAAGGGCACAACATGGTCTAATGTCATAGCCTTTTTCTCTACTGGCAATCTACACAACCAACAAATGCCACGATCTCTTTCATATATAAAACTTGGCTGCACTGGCTCAACAATCACATTACTTTTAGCAGCGCGCCTTCTTTGGTTCTTTGCCAACACCTTCTCGGGGTTCTTTCTTCTCCATTCCCGATTTCGATCTATTACCTTTTGGCGGTCGGCGTAGTACTTTTCTCTTTGTGCTTTTTTGTACTTTTCTCCAAGAGATTCCCTGTACTGCTTATCTAATTCCCTTTTCCTAACTCTAACTTCTGGCCTCGCTTCAAGAACCTTTCTTCGCTCTACTTTTTCCGGGTTCTTAAAATACGAGACTATATAGCTTTTCATTCTTTCTTTTACATGGGCCTGAGCGTTGTACTCACGTTGTGCGCTCAATATTGCTTCTGGATTCTTAGCATAGCGCGCCCGCCTATCTGCATTTATTTTTTCTGCATTTTTGCGGGTGTATTCCCGCATGTAAGCAGCGCGCTTTGCTTTTAAATCATCATCCATCAAGCAAGCTTTACCCTTGCAAAAGCCTCAGCGACTACAGGCATACCATCTGTCTCCAAGCGGCCTATATAGCCAGTTTGGTCAGTTTCCGCGTACAGCTCTTTCAGCACCTGCATCTGCATGTCCATTGCATCGGCAATCCAGTAGTTGCTGAAATCGCCAAGCAAGCCAACATACAGGCCAGTGGTCAGGGTAGATGGAGCATATTCGCTCATCATCACCGGACGGCCAAGCAAGGTGTCAGGCTCACCAGCGCGTACCGATTCACGCCACAGGTACTGGCCGTTGCCGTCTTTGATCTTGGCAATGACAGCCAAAACATCGCGATGGAACAGCCAGTCAGCGCGGTTCCAGTACTCACCTTTCAGCGAGAACTTCGCACCGATCAAACCGTCAAAGGTCGGAGCAGTAGTCGTGTTGCCGGTCGATACGTCGCGGCCAGTGGTTACGCCGTTGGTCGAGGCAATGAACAAGCCCAAAGGCTGGTTAGAGCCGGAGCCGGTAAGGAATGCCTTCTCCTGTGAAATGCCGAACTTGTACGCCAAACGGGAGCGCACCAGCGAGTCAGCACCAGCAACCATGCGGAGCAGCTTGTTGGATACCTTCAGGCGCTTGGCCAGCGGGTGCGGATGCAGTTCGCGCTTGCCGAAGCTCATGGTCGAATCTTCGGAGCCGGTCAGGATTTCAGCAGTCCAATCAGCGTCTGCCGGATCAGCAGCGAGAACCGGGGCGCCAAGGCTGGCAGCGGTAGGAATGCGGAACTTGGTGGCCTTCTGACGAATGAATGTCATGTTGTCCATGTCTTTGATCAACTGATCAACGAACTGCTGCGGAGTGACAAGATAGCCACCAGCGGTATCGCTATCTGCCTGCAATGCGCGTGTTTCAGCGTCATTCAGGGAACGCATGCCGAGAGTGATTGCCTTGTTGAACGCGGCGTTGTACTCAGGGCTTGAACGCTTGCCGGTCACCGGAACATCGGCGGTTTTCTTGCCGTCATCTTTGGCACGCAATGCGGCCTCAGCGATGGAGCGGTCGGCGTCTGCCTGCTTTTCTTCGCGGTCAATCTGTGCGCGCAGTTCTTCCTGCTTTGCAAAAAGTTGATTGTAGAGCGCGGATTCTTCCGCAGTCATGCTGCGCTTTTCAGCCTCAGCGGTGTCCAACATCTTGCGGGCATCATGTACCAGCTTGCCGCGCTGTTCTCGCAAATCTTTCAAGTCGGCCATTCTTTTGCACCTCTGGGGCTTGGTAAAAGGGGAATTACGGTGGCGACTGTAACCCCAGCACGCAAAATTATCAATAGAATCAACAAGTTGGCACATATGCGCAACACTGCTTAGCTATTTGCCTTGAACCGCTTGTTTTGTGTGCGCATATTTGCTACTTTCGCCAACAACAAGGGGGAATTATTTATGACGCCAGACGAACTAAAAGCCTTTCGTAAGCGCCACCACTACAGCCAAGCGACCGCTGCAAAGGCTTTGGGATGTTCTCTGCGGGCAATAACAAATTGGGAGCGGGGAAAACTACCTGTTCCAGAATACATAGCGCTGGCAGCCTCTGCCGTAGCGTTTGGACTGCCGCCGATGGGTAGTGGTGTTATCAGTGATCAGGGTGATTGATGGCCATAACCATAGTGCAAGACGTTTTAAGCGGTTATGAGTGCATCGTGACCGAGTTTGATTACATAGCCCACAGGCTTTTTATTGCCGTAGTAACGGAAAACGAAACTTTAGAAGATGTTCTACAGTGTCCTGAGATTCCAAAGGTGGGCGATATTCACCCACATTTCAAAAGAGGCCAGCTAGTTGCCTTTGAAGTCAAAGCAAATGCCGTTGACTGGAATAGATTTGAAATCAGGGTGCGGTATCACTTCCCCTAGACTGCCAAATCAAGCCTGCGCTTCATCAAATCAGCCTGCCAGCTCATATCAGTGGCCGGCTCTTTGAATGCATCTTGCATTGAACGCACGGCCACATCGGTTGAGTTATAGGCTGGATACGTCACAGGGGAAACGTCGAACAGCTCGACTTCCAAAAGCGTGCGTACCACTTCGCCGTTTACCTTCTCCCACAAATCCTTGATTGTGCGGAAGCCGAAAGAACACTGAGAAACGTCGCCGCGCGCAATAGGAGCGGCTACCATGTCCCGCACTAGCTGAGTGTCTGGCATGTCGATTTCAAAAGCTAAGCCCTTGTCATCTTCGGACAGTCGCAAGGTGCCGGATTTGTTGCGACCAAGCACGATGTTTTTGTCGTGATTCCAAAGAGCGCGAACGTCGCTGGTTGCAATGGCGTTGGTGAAAGCGCCGGGGGCTATCATTTCACGGAAGCCGCCCAAATCACCGGAAAGGGAATTGAAGTTCGCCGCGTGGCCTACAATCTTTTGGCCTTTACCTTCGATGTCATCAATAGACCGAAAATCGCTAACATCGAACGTGCGGATTTCTCGCTGGTTGCTCGGGATATTGTTCATGCTGTGGCCTCCGGCTTCGCGCCGATCTTGTCGATTGTTGTCAGATTTACCTGAACTGTGTAGTCCTGCATCCCCGGCAGTCCGGTAGGGTTGTCGCCTTCAAGCATTCTCACTTCATCGCGGGTCTTGTAGCCGTTTTGCAGTGCGCTTGCGTAGTAACTAGCCCTTGATGCAGCATCGCCGCGCATCAAACCATCAAGATCAAGCGTGATGCAGTGAGTTTTCGCGCTGGAACCGCTTAGCAAGTCTCTTTCCATTGCCTCTTCACGGCGAACGGCAAGCGGCCTGATGGTATCAGTTACAAACTCAATGCCTTGATGCTCGATATTATTATTTGTGCTGCGGGTCAAATCGTAAATTTTGTGAGGTGCAACACCGAAAATACGACATATTTCCGACAGTTGAAGCTCCCTAGAAGCGATGAATTGGGCATCTTCATTGGTCATTCCAAGGCTTTGCCATTCCATTCCATCTTCAAACAGCGCCGTTTTACCGCTGTTTGCCACCCCTTTGAAGGCTCGGTTGAACGAATCAAGGAAGGTTTTACGCGCCCCATCGTCTTTCATATGGCCTTTCATCTTCACAATGCCGCCCAAACGGGTCGCATTGCCAAAAAGCGCCGCGCCGTGATTCTCAGTGGCGATTGCTAGGCCGATAGCCTCCCGGCACTCAGCGATAGGGGAAAGCGGGGTGACTCCATCAGGGCCAAGCGTGAGACCGTGAACAAAATGCATTTCATGCTGAAGAATGATCCGACTTGGCCCTTGCTCTGGGGTGTATTCAAACGCCAGCCTGCCATCAGGAGCGCGAAAAGGCCGAACACGATCAGGATGCAGCGGGATCAACTCGGCAACAGCCTTGCCGCCACTGGAAATGATCTCGGAATAGCATCGACCGCGAAGGGAGAAGTGCCCCTCCATCATCTCGCGCCATTCAAAAGAGGTCTGCCACTTGTTCGGACGCTTGCAAAGTACGTCATACAGCGGGTGTGACCGGTCTACTTCTCGCCCACCGTTGGACAATTGACGCTCAACACTGATCGGAAGGCTGGCATAAGTCTGGGAGCGGATCGCTACACAGCGAAACACAGCGGTCACTTTCATGGCTGTATCGGCCGTAACCGATACGCCAGACAATGCCCGAGATCCACCGCCAAACCACTCGGCTATAACAGGATCACGCGGAGGGCCAATAACTCCGTATGTTGCTCGTTGTTCAAGGCTTTGGATGATGCCCATAATTTACCGAATGCCCAAATAAAACAGCATGAGGCCAGCGAAAACCAAGGAAGCCGGCAAACTTAGCAGGCTTATACCATAAGCGGCGAGGCCAATTCCACCAAATACCAGCGAGTCCCGAACGTCTGGAACTATCACCCGCGCTATTCTGCCCAACAATTCGGCAATTTTCACCCTACATAAACTCCCCGTGTGTTGTAAATAGACTCCTCAGCATCGCTCGGCATCACGCCTACAGCCATAGCCAGCGCCACCATGCCATCAATCCGGCCCCTCTGGTGCTTTTTGTCAAACTTCCGCGCCCCTGAATCCCCTATCACTTTGGCATTTCCACAACACATATTCATTATTGGATTCTTGCCGTGCTTCAATTGCGCATTCAGTAGCTTTACTTCCAAGTCGCGCAAAGCCGGGGTCATGCTGGCCGTACCCTGACCAAACTCTACAAACTTGGCCAATTCATCCTCACTAAAGCCTGATTTGACCAGCCACGGCTTTAAAAACTTCATGTTGTAGCGGTCAAATCCTACTGCCTGCACATCGTGAGAATCGAAAAACTCCCGTAAGAACTCTGCCACGAACTCATACTCAATCGCCTTACCCGGTGTAGTCGTCAAAAATCCCTGCTTTGCCCACAAATCAAACGGCACTTTATCCTTGCGAGATTTCTCTACCAGCCCTTCTTTCGGTAGCCAAAACGTGGGATGAACTCCGCCATCATCATCAACAGCTACAAAAGCCGTCAAATCGTTAACCGCCGACAGGTCAAGGCCACACCATACCCGCTTCCCGGTCGCATCTTCCGGCACTTCTCCGCATGATTCCCACACCGAA